CAATCATCAAAGCATAACAGTTTTTGTTCAAATTTTTTCTTAAATCCGTTTAGTCTTACGCAATCTCAAACATGGGTCCCTACCGGATCGCCACGATTGATTCATGCAGTTGCCTAGACGAATAGGTGAATCGCACTCGATAATGTTCTCATCAACTTAAGCGCATTTCCATAGTATCTGTTGTTCATCTTTCTCATCTCTCTGTAACTGAGCAGAGATGCCACCTTGTTGCTAGAAGCTATCTTCTCAATCAACAAAGCCATAGCAGCAGCAGGGTCAGTAGCCAAGCCTTTAGCCACTATCACAGTCGGCCATCTTGTGTCTACAGCTTTCAAACTCTCTACGAAGGAATATGCGAATGTTGTACCAGGTGCACTACTTACTCCAGATAGGTAGGAGCGTAATAGAGTGTCAGCTTGTACATTCACACACATTTCCAGCGCAGCTTCAGCTACTCTCACAGATCTGTCTCCTGCTCCAATGGGTACTGAAGCTGGATGAGCCATTGTCAATCTGTCTATCACTCGATTAGCAGATATAGTCGATACTCCTAACAGTTTTGTTCTCACATATTCTCTCACTTGCTCATGTACATTTGGCATGAATTTCCTGTGTAAGGCTATGATCCTTCTGCATCTGTCCATCTTCTCCACTTCTCCACTACCAGAGAGGTTCGAGAACAAGCTCGTCAAGTTGGGCAAACCGAATCCACCAGCTAGAGTAGGAAGCGATAATCCAAGGGCTAGCGTGTGTCCATCTGGAGCGACTAACGACTTGCCTTTGTTACCAATGACACCCATCTTGTACAGATGCAATACACTGTGATACCCAGCCATCAATCTTATCGGATGTCCTCCAGATACCGCAGCACCCCTAATTCCAGAAGATATCACTGAAAGTTCCTCGGATACAGTGGCAAGCTCTGGGAATGTCTGAGACGCTGTGTGGCACAATGCTCTGAATCCATAGCCGACATGAATGCCATGATAGTACACTTCATTCAAGAACTGCATGTATATCTCAGAGAATACAGTCTTCAGTATGCTCAACTTGAAACCATATCTGAGGTACGTGGAAAAGATACTGTGCCTGAGTATGTTAGTAGTCTCTGTCAACTTATCTCTGGAGACCTCCATTGCTAGAGCACCGTCATCTATGTACAAGAATGCATTCATAACACCGAGAACTCCCCGCTTAGCAGCATCTGCTCTAGCCAAATACCAAAGCACACAATGCATGAACGTATTCCTCTTCCCATCCACACCTTCGTAATCTGCTCCTTTGTCATTCCTGCTGTACAATCTGACATTCTTCTCAGACCTCACCATCAGACTCCCCTTAGTGCACTTGTTGAGTATATCAAACATGTCTCCACCACCATCGTAAACTCTCCTCAAGAACTCATTCGTCCACTCCTGAATGTCCCAGTGCATGCCAGTTGACCAAGATGACAAGTCCAACGAAGCAAACAACCTAGTCATTGTTGGAGGAAGATCAGCTCTCATGGCCGCATAGATGCTTCTGCGAGTATCTGCAGGGTCAACTCCCAATTGGAATCCAGGAGTGTTCACCAAAGCCTTCCCATTGTTAGACTCGAATTCTCCCTGCATTCTCCTCGCAGCAGCACACAATCCAGTGATTATCCTTGTCTTCAGAGGGTACTTGCAAGTTTCAATCTTGTCAGAAGTAGTAGCCAACATCACATGGGTAGCACAGAATGCTAGTGACTGGTTGCGAGATGGGAACTCGTTGAGCAGGAAATCAGTGATCATATTACCTCTTCCTCTCTTCCTCCTTCCATCACTGCTCCTGGTCGGAGTGGCTCGTTCGACACCGGGCAAATTCGAGAACACGACTAGAGGATCACCATCTGGGACACTTGTAGGCTTCAGTATGTTCAGATCTGGCTCACCTCTTGTCTCGTAAGCGAAGAGATTGTCGAATGCTATGTATGCACCTGCGTATGGCTCCTCAGGCATGTCACCCTTTTCAAGGAGATCCTTGGCTTGAGTTCTTGCTTCTCTCCTTAGGTTCTGAGGAACTGGCCAATTCGCCACGGGAGTATAAGTGCACTTGCTTCTCATGGCTATGTTGTTCGCCTTGAAGAAAGTCATCGCATCAGACCACGGCATAGCTTCCAGGGCTGCTAGTCTTTGAGGATCCATAGACATCATTGCAGAGGACTTCAAATCTGCTATAACTGCCATGACAACACACCCGCACATGTACCGATTCTTCCTAGCATCATCCTCTGCCTGAGTGTGCCTCCTCACAGTGTAATCGAATTCACCAGTGAAGTTAGCTACCCCTATCGGATTCGGCTTTCTCATCGCGAGCACTCTGTGCATGTACGAATAAATGGGATTCACATCGTAAGCAAACACAATCTTCGATAACCTGCCGAAATCTTGCACACAAGTCAGAGGCATGTGTGAGAAATGCACTTCCAACTCTGCTAGATCTTCGAGAGGAGAAAACCCATGATGATCGTAAGTTTCCATCAACTCCTGTATTTGAACCCTACGACCCTCAGCAGCTAGTCTTCCACCTAATGCTGAAGTGTGGGTCTCAAACAGCTCATGAAGGTATCTGCCCAGATAGTCCTGCTTCTTCAAGGCAACAGAACGGGCCATTATGCGCATATAGGTTTCCCATAGATTGTTCAGAGCTCTTCTGGCTTCAGGCAGAGGGACGATTGACTGTCCTATGGAATTACCAGGCAATGATTTACCCATTCGAGTTATCTCGTCGACTGAGAGGGCCAAGTGAGAGAGTGCTGTCGTGAGATCATCAGTATCTGGTGAATTCAACTGGGTCAGAGGGTCATACTCCATGTCTAAGGTGGATGAATACAAGTGCCACATTGAATGACTCATAGCAACAAACTTCAGCGACTTCAGGTCTTCAGCAGTCAGAATGTAAGTTGATTTGTCATCTATGAATCTGACAGCAACTATGCTCCTACTACCTACTATGCGGATTCCTGGAGCTCGCTTCGCAGAGTAAACAGCTTTCATCTCCACCGGTTTACCCTTGAACATCCTTACAATCTTGCCCTCTTCGTGTGCTAGTCCTGTAGTAGCATCCTTCTTTGCAATATCATTCTTGCTCTCTTCAATCGTAGCTTTCAAAGACCTGATCTTCCTCATGTGCGCAGTTAAGCCCCTACCCAAGTACCCCTTCGAACCCGATGCCTTCCCTACACTAGTGCACAAGTTTGACAGATCTGCTAGAGCTACGAAATCCATGCCTTTCGTCTGACTATCCTTGTCCGCAATCACAACTTTCTGTGCAGCCCTCATCGCTTCGTTCCTCAGCACACTTGTTCCTACTTCGAAGAAAGTCATGAACTGATTCAAGCTCGTCATCTCTGCACTTCGTTCCTCGGGGCCCAAAGGAGAAAGAGTGGATATGGACCTCCATATGCAGTCCCTCTTGTCTGCACTCATGATAAGGCTTGCAACTGCTGCGCTTCCTACTTTCACACTGGTGGATTCTGATATGCACGGCAGAATCACTTGAGTGATCATTGGATTCTCATCTTTTCTTCCAGATCTGAAAGGAAACAAGTAGCTGGCCATGAGTAGGGCTCTAGCTCTTTCTTCGGTAGTTTGCCTACGGCTGTCTGGTAACCACGCATTGTCTTTCCAATCCATTTCAGAATTTAGCAGTGTGTCAATGAAATCCAAG